AATGAAGATACAGATGAGTTTACAATATTAGCACCAAATAATACTGCTGGTAAAATAGCATACCTTACAAGTAGCTTTAGGGGTGCTGGAAGTTATACTGCTAGTGATACAAGTGTAACAATACAAGGTGTAGATTGTAACATAAAAAGAATTGATTGCACAAAGTATGGTGAGGGTAAAAGAATTATCTACATAAACAAGTATGGTGTGCAGCAAGACTTATGGTTTTTCTTAAAAGAAACAAAAAACCTTGCAAGAACAAATGAGGGTTACAAATCAAATACAATAACTTATAGAAGTGGTGGTGCAGAATACAATGTACAAGATGCACCAAACAAAGTATTTAATACACAAGCAAAACAAACACATAATTTAAGTAGTGGGTATTATCCAGAGTTTGCAAACCAACAATTTGAAGAACTGCTATTAAGTGAATACATTTGGTTAAGCACCTTTAAAAAAGGTAGTGGTATAATCATACCAGTAAAGGTTAAAACATCATCTATGGCTTTTAAAACAAGTGTTAATGATAGGCTAATTGAATACACAATAGAATTTGAAGAAGCATTTGATTACATAAACAACATTAGGTAATGCGTAGACTACAATTATATATTGGAACTGAAAGAATAGATTTGTTTAAAGATGAAACGGTATCACTTACACAAACAATTAAAAATGTAAAGGATCTTAAAAAGGTATTTACAGAATTTACACAAACCTTTTCTGTTCCAGCATCTAGTGTAAACAATAAAATATTCAAGCACTATTATAACTTTGATATTAGTGGTGGTTTTGATGCAAGAAAAAAACAAGCTGCAAGAATTGAATTAAATGATTTACCTTTTAAAGATGGTAAAATAGCTTTACAAGGTGTTGAACTTAAAAACAATTTACCACACACATACAAGATTACTTTCTTTGGTAATACAGTAAACCTAAAAGATATATTAACAGATGACCAATTAAGTAGTTTAAGTTTTTCAGATTACTTTGATAGGCAATATGACTTTGCAACAGTTACTGGTGTGATGCAAGATGGTCTTACACCTTTTATTGTTCCTTTAATTACTCACACAAACAGATTGATATATAATAGTGGTAGTCACATTGCTTTTGATCCAGATGCTACAATAAATAACTTATACCATCAAGGGAGTGGAAACAGTAGCCAAAATGGTGTTTACTGGAATGAGTTTAAGTATGCAGTAAGGTTGCAGAATATAATAGAAGCAATACAAACAAAATATGATATTACCTTTTCTGATGACTTTTTTAATGATGCTACTAATGAGCAGTTTTCTACATTGTATATGTGGTTGCACAGAAAAAGCGGTTCAGTAGAAAGACCAACACAAGTTGATTTTCTGTACACAAGACTAACTGATTTAGTGCAAACACAATCACAAGGTATTTCAAGTGTAAATAATGGTATTATAACTGTAAACATACCTAATAATGGATTGCAACCAAATTCTTTAATTGTTAATTTAACACAAGCATCAGCAAACCCATATAGTGTACAAGTTTTAAGGAATGGTGGTTTAGTTGTTGGTGAATTAAATAGTGTGAATGGAAACCAACAATTAACTATCCTAGATGGTCAAGATGGCTTTCAAAACAATTCAACATACATTATTCAAATTGGAGGTAATGTAACTTTTAATTCTCAAAATATTGTTGTAAGTGTTGTGGCAAGTGCAACTGGTGTTTCAGCAATAGACGAATATAAAAATAGTGTTCAATTTGTAACTAACCAAAGTAAAGAATTTAATATAGTTGAGCAGATACCAAAAATGAAAATAATTGATTTTCTTTCAGGGTTGTTTAATATGTTTAACCTAACTGCCTATGTAGATAATATAGGTACAATAGTAGTTAGAACTTTAGATAGTTACTATGCAGATAGCACACAAGTTTACAACATAGATAAATACCTTGATACTACAAAATCAACAGTAGATGTTGCATTGCCTTATAATAAGATTAATTTTAGTTATAAAGGTTTGGGTTCTTTACTAGCACAACAATTTAACCAGCTTACAAATAGTGGTTGGGGTTCTTTAAGCTATACACTTGATGGTGATATTTTTGATGCACCTAGTGAACCATATAAAATAGAATTACCTTTTGAGCATATGCAGTTTGAAAGATTGTATAATCAAGGGACAACACCACCAACATCAACAGATGTACAATGGGGTTATTCTGTAAATGAAAACTTACAATCTTATATAGGTGAACCATTACTTTTTTATGGAATATCAATTACTAATGGAACAAATATTAGGATTAGAGATACAGTTTTAAATAACAATGTTGAAGATATTGTTGATTATGTAATACCATCAAATAGTTTTTCTATTGTACCATCTACAAGTAGGTTTAATATACATTTTCAAAATGAACTAAATGAATACCTAGCTAATGAACCAGATAGTTTTGTTGCTGGTGATAATGCTTTAGGCTTTACAGATACAATATTTGAAACTGAATACAAAGAGTACATACAAGATGTATTTAATTTTAGAAGAAGATTAGTAAAAGTAACTGCATACCTACCAATGAAAGTGTATTATAACTTACAACTAAATGACTTAATAGAATTAGGTCAAGATAGGTATAAGATTAATTCACTAACAACAGACTTAACAACTGGTAAAACAGAATTTGAATTACTAAACACAATACTATGATCAAGAATATAATTGACTTACTACAAGTTGTTGATGGTGAAACTGAAAACATAAAGATAGCACAAGGAAAATATAAGTTAGCAGAAACCTTAAAAGAGGGTTACAAACAAATAAAAAGAAATAACAAATGGCAAAAGTAGTAGAAGTTGAATTAGTTGCTAAAACAGACAAAGCAGTTGATGGGGTTAATAAGGTTGAAAAGGCAGTAAAGAAAACTGCAAGCACAACTAAAAAAGCTAGTAAAGAATTATCTGGTATGCAACAAGCTGGTGGTGCAGTACTAGGTAAGCTAGACCAAATGACTGGCGGTCTTGCATCTAAATTTGTTGCAGTAGGTAAAGCTGCAAAGTTAAGTGGTAAAGCTATGAAGACTGCTTTAATATCTAGCGGTATTGGTTTAGCGGTTGTTGCGCTTGGTTTAATTGTTGAATATTGGGATGATATTTCAGAAGCACTAGGTTTCATAAATAAAGATTTAGAAAGGCAAGTTGAATTAAATGAAAGAAATTTAGAATTAACTGCTGATCAATTAAGCAATTTAGATTTAAGAATAAAGCTAGGTAAAAAGCAAGGTAAAAATGTTGATGATTTAATTGCTAAAAGAAAAATTTTAGTTGGTATTCAAAAACAACAAATACTAGATAGCATTGCTACATTAAAACTACAAGCACAAGAACTAGAAAATGATGCAAAAAAGTTAAGTATTTGGGAACGTATATCACAAGCCTTTGTAAAAACAAAAGACCAAGCATCTGAAATTACAGAAGAAGAAAAAGAAGCTATTAGGCTAAAAGAAAAAGAAATAACTGATTTAGAAAATAGATTATTAAATATTGAAATAGCTGAATTACCAGATGCAGTAAAAGATAAAGACAAAGAAGTTGATCCAGAGGTAGAAGCAAGGGCAAAGTCAATAGAAGAAATAACTAAACTAGAAGATGATTTTTTACAATCTCAACTTGATAAACAAACACAAGAAGAAAATGCAGTATATGATAAATATTTTGCACAAATACAAGCCGCAGAAAAATATGGTTTAGATACAACCGTATTAGAAGAAGCTAGACAAAAAGAATTGCAAGTTATAAGTGATACTTATACACAAGAAGCAGAAGATAAAGAAAAAAAGAGATTAGATGATATACAAAAAATATTAAATGATGCAAATGAACTATCAGATATAGAAAAAATTGAAAGAGATAGACTAGCAGCACAAACAGAATTAGATTTACTAGGTGCAACTTGGATAGAAAAAGCTAGGATAGCTGCATACTATCAAGGTTTAATTAATGATGAAACAACAAAACAAAACAAAGAAGCTAATGAGAAACAAAAAGAACAAGATGAAAAATTACAAGATGCTAAATTTAGAGTAGCATCACAAGCCTTAGATGCAATAGGTTCAATAGGTGATTTATTTGCAAAAGGAAACGAAAAAAATGCAAAAACTGCTTTTAGAATAAGTAAGGCAGTAGGTATTGCACAAGCTGGTATTAATACATCACAAGCAATAATGAAAGCAGCAGCAGAAACCACAGATGTAACACCAACACAATCTTTAAGAACTGCAAATATGATTGCATTAGGTGTAGCTGGTGCAGCACAGATAGCTAGTATAGCAGCACAAAAATTTGAGGGTGGTTCTAGTACAGTACCAAAGCCATCTTTAGGTGGTGGTTCACAAGCACCAGCATTTAATGTAGTAGGAGCAAGTGGTGAAACACAATTAGCAGATGCAATAGGTGGACAATCACAAAAACCAGCAAGAGCATACGTTGTTTCAAATGATGTAACTACTGCACAAGAAATGGATAGAAACATTATAGAGGGTGCAAGTATAGGATAAATGCAAAATTAAAAACTAAACACGTTATATATTTATGAAGATCATAGAACTTATTTTAGATGAAGAAGAATTTGATACTGGGGTAGATGCAATATCTATTGTAGAAAGTCCAGCTATTGAAAGTGACTTTGTAGCTTTAAAGAACCAAGAGATTAAACTTGCAGAAGTAGACAAAGAAAAGAAAATCTTAATGGGTGCTTTATTAATACCAAATAAGCCTATATATCGCAATGGTTCAGAGGGTGAGTATTACATATACTTTTCAAAAGATACTATTGTAAAAGCATCTCAAATGTTCTTACAGAATGGTAAACAAAGCAATTCAACACTAGAACACGCAGAAGTACTTAATGGTTTAACATTAGTTGAAAGCTGGATAGTAGAAGACAAAGCAAAAGACAAGACTGCATTGTATGGTTTAGATGTACCAGTAGGTACGTGGATGGGATCAGTTAAGGTAAACAATGATGATGTTTGGAATGAGTATGTAAAAACAAACAAGGTGAGGGGTTTTAGCATAGAGGGGTTCTTTGCGGATAAAATGGAAGCACCAAAAGAAGCTATTGAAGAACAAATGGCTGCACAACTATTAAACCAAATAAAAAACATAGTAAATGAAAAGTAATATAGACAAAGTTTATAGTAAGCTGCCAAAGAAACACAACTTGGGTAAGCAAAAGGTTGATTTAAGTATGATTGATGATATTGTAAATTCATATGAAAGCATTAAATCAGAAGCAGATGGTTTAATGATGGATGTTAGAAAAGCTGCCCAAGACATTGATGAGGTTTCAAGCAGAGCAAAAGATATAATAAATCAAATAGATGGAACTGATAGTGAAGTAGAAAGAATAGTACAAAGTGTAAATGATTTAGGAATTGAATTGCCATCAGAACTTTCAGTAGCTATAAGACAATTACAAGCATACAGAAGTGATTTATCAGAAACATCATCTAGAGCAGAAACCGCATCAGATGGTTTGTTTGCAATGCTAGGATAATAAATAAATAAAACCAAATATAAAATGAAAAGTAGATTAGAAAAAGTTTATAGCAAACTACCAAACCAAAAAGTAAACCTTAAAGCACACAAAGTAGCATTAGGATTGATTGACAGTTTAGATTACGATTATAACACTATTGAAGATCAAGGTGGCTTATTATCATATTTAGCATATGAATGGCACGATGAAAAATTTGAAGCATACAGACAAGCTTGGATGGCATTGAATGATGAGTACCAACATAATGGAAGTGCTGTATTTAGGTTTGAAGATGTATCTAGTGATATTGAAAAGCTAAACGATATTAAAGCAAAAGCAGAAGAACTAGGCTTAGAAGCATCTGATGTTTATAGTGATTGGAATGAGCATATGCAAAGACTTGAAGAAATGAAAGAAGCAGATGACCAGTACAAGAAAAATGAAATGGAATTTAGAGATTGGTCTTAATGCAAAGAAACAACAAAGATAAAACTTTTATACCTAGTAGAACATCACCTACTGGGGGTGGTCGTGCTTGTTTATGTTGGGATACTAACAAGTATTCTATCTCTTGCTGTGATGGCTCTATGCAAGCACAAGGCATTGGTGTAATAACAAGAACAGACTGAAAATGCAAAAAGTAAATTAATAATCGTTATATAAATAGTATGGAAAAAACAAAAATGTTAAATCAAATTAGAACACTTTTAAAAATCGAGGTTAAACTTGAAGAAATGAAGTTGGAAAACGGTACTGTTGTAAGTGCTGAAACATTTGAAAAAGGAAGTGAAATTTTTATTGTCACAGATGATGAAAAAGTAGCAATGCCAGTAGGAGAATATATCCTTGAAGATGGTAGATTAGTAGTAGTAGAAGCAGAGGGTATGATTGCGGATGTTCGTAAAGTATCTGATGAAGTACCAGCAAAAGAAACAGAAGATCTTGAAGAAGAAACTGTTGAAACAGAAGTACCAGCAGAAGTTGCTACTGAAATTGAAGCAATCATTGAAGCAGTAGTTGAGGTTATTGCACCAGTTATTGAAGAAGTAAAAGAAGAAGTTGAAATGCTAAAAAAGAAATTCTCAGAAATAGATGAGAAAAAAGAAGAAGAAAAGAAAGAAGAACTTTCAAGAGCAGCAAGAAGACCAATCAAACACAATCCAGAAGCAAAATCAACACAAAAGAAACAAGTTGAGTTTGCAAAAGGACAATTCAACACAACACTAGATAGAGTATTAAATAAATTAAACAAATAAAAATGAATAAAAGAAACGTAAATTTAGCAACAAATGTAACCGTAAATTCTACCTATGCTGGTGAATTTGCTGGAGAGTATATCGCAGCAGCATTATTATCTGCATCAACAATAGATGATGGTGGATTAACTGTAAAGGCAAACATCGCTTTTAAAGAAGTGATTAAGAAATTAGTAACAACATCTTTAGTTACAGCAGCTGGTTGTGATTTTATACCTACATCTGATATTACATTAACAGAAAGAGTTTTAACTCCAACTGAACTACAAGTAAATCTACAACTTTGTAAGTATGATTTTTCTCAGGATTTTGAAAGTTTATCTATGGGATTTGGTCTTGGACAATCTTTACCACCTAAATTTTCTGACTTTATGATTGCACACGTTGCAGCGGAAGTGGCACAAAACACTGAATTTAATATTTGGCAAGGTGATACGGCTGGAGCAACTCACACATCATTTGATGGTTTTGAGAAAATTATTGCATTAGCAGCAACGGCAGGAGATATTCCAGCAGGACAACAAGTTGCAGCAGCAACACTTACATCTTTAAACATTATTGACGAAATGTCCAAAGTAATTGATGCTATACCAGCAGCATTATATGGTAAAGAAGATTTATTCTTATATGTACCAACACAAGTTGCTAAATTATATGTTCAAGCACTAGGTGGTTTTGGAGCAAATGGTTTAGGAGCAAATGGTGTAGCTAATATGGGTACACAATGGTGGAACAATGGTAGTCTTACAATCAATGGTGTAAAAATCTTTGTTTGTCCAGGAATGTCAAATAATAAAATGTATGCAGCACAACGTTCTAATCTTTATTTTGGAACTGG